TTGCTAATTGATCTGCTACAGATGGTATTTTTTCTATCCCACCTTGATCTATTAATATATTTATTAATCCTGATGCTCCATATGGTCCAACTGATTCTCTACCGTCAGGTGCATTTTCAAAATATTCAGATAAATCTAATTCATTAATATGTGCAAAATTTTGCATTAAACGTGTATCTAATACTTGTTTCCAATGTCCTAATACTAACATACGAAGATTTAATATTTTATCATCTATATTAGTATCAGGCGTGCCACCTCCTACAAATGTTCCATCATATGGATCAGGCCAATCTATAATAATCATCTTTCCTTCATACTTTGCACGCAACATCTCATCATTTGTTTGAGCTTGAAATGCACGCGGAAAATATTTTTGTTCTAATGGTAAAGTCATCCATGTAGTAATTGGTGCAATGAAATCTTGTATATAATCTCCTGGATCTCTTTTGAATGGTTCAGTTGGTCTATATCCACTTAAATATCTAATATTGTAATTCCATTCTGATGATCGATCTGGTAGTGTTCTTAAAACAAATTCATCAAAAGAAGTAAAATCTTCGTCATATCGTGTACCAGTATCTGTAGTATAAACACCGTCCATATTTAGATCATATAACTTTCTTTGATCATTTGTAGCTTCTTTTAATGCATCATAAGTTACACTATGTTCTACTAACATTACTTCTAATGTTTTATAATTAGGAATAGGATATGCAACTCCATTAATAACATAAAAAACACAAAAAACATTTTGTACATCGCCATCCATTTCTGAAAGATGATGAGGCCCGCTAGTAATATAAAGATCATGAATATCTTTTGCATCAGCTTCATAATTTAGTATAAATACTCCAGTATCGCCTGGTGCTAATGCTTGATTTTCGCTTAATACAAAATGATTAAATTCATCTTCTATTAAATCATCTAATACTGATTCATCAACTGTTGGATATGTTTTTTTCATTTCATATGTAACATGTTCTACATTTCCTCCTGTTGTTAAATTTACAACGCCAGCTTCATTACGTGGAGCTTGTAATGGACTATTTGCATTTGCTGGCTTGCCTGCCTGCTCTAGCTTTTGTTGTGTCAATGATCCTGGTCCTAAACGTCCTTGCTTATAAAATGGATCATTAGGATATTGTTTTTTCATGATATTGACTAACGTTTTTTGAAAATCAAATTCACGAATATTTTCTTCTTTGTTTAAATTTGTAGTAAATCTATTTGTTCCTTGTCTATCTATATCAGCCATTTTATTTCACCACTTTAAAATAATAATCATCAAATGTTTGAATATCATCTGATCCACGTTCTATTTTTAACATTATTTTATAATATCTTTCAGGCATAAATGAATCCATTCTTAATCTGAAAAAACTTCCATTTGCATCACAATCAATTTTTGATGCGGTCGTATCAAATGGTATAATAGTTTCATCTGTTACAGAATCTATTATACTATAAAAACTTGACGTTGGCAATCTTTCTCCCGTTAAGTAAAAAGATGATGTTTGAAAAGCTTTTTCTGGAAACTCTGGACGAACTCCTATTCTAACTTTTTTAATCTCAGATGTCCTATATTCATATTTTATATTTTTTATATAAGGAACATATGTATCAGCTGATATTTCCGCAGAACTCGTATTTGCAAAAGTTGTATCATTCCATGCAACTTCTAATCTTGGAACAAAAATTGTATGAGATTCTCTTCCAAAAAACTTTAATGAACCTAATACTTCTCCTGATATTTCATCTGCATATGTACGCTTAACAATAAATCCATTATTTGATAAATTACTTGATAACCATTTATTAGTAATGTCTGAGACATCCATTCTTACATCTGGAGATTCATTTTGAAATGATTGAGAAGCTTCATATCCAGAACCAGTCACCCAAGTTCCTCCTCCATATACTGTTTCTGTTGTACCCATCTGTCCTTTACTATGAGCAGATCCAGTAGCCCAATAATCTTCTATATCATCACTTGTACGATAATACCATGATGCACCAAATTTAGTAATAGGATCATCAGAATAATTTCCATTACCGTTATTCCATGATTCTGAAATTGGAAAAGCTTTTAATGTATATGAATGTAATAAATCAGATGCATCAGCTGCCTTTAATACAAGATGTACAGATGCAGAATCTGCATGTTTTGCTATTTTGGGTATTTGTCCTGATACTATCGAAGCAGATAATGCATTTATTTCTGAACCAAAATCTATTAAAAATCTTGAGTTATATTGATTTGCTTGTATAATACCATTTAATTTTGATCCAGATGCAATTTTTGTTAGTTCTAGAATTTGATCAATTCCAGTATTCTGTTCTGGATATTGCTCATATAATGTAGCATCTCGTTCTGCATAAAATATTCTAAACATAATTCAATCCTCTTATGGGTTTACTGCTTTACCTTTAATATCAGAATCAGGAAATTTTACTTCGAATATGCATGGATCTAATGATGGATATACTATTCCATATCTTGTAGCTGCTTCTATATCATATGCATTTTTAGAATATGTTCCTCCTGCTTTATTTTTTATTATTAATGTTGGTATACTTTGTACACCATCTAATTTATCTAATTCTGTTATTAATTCATTTCTATTAATTGGTCCATTAATCTGCATTCGATCAACATTTAATAGTTCTTTTAATCTTGCAATACATTTCAAAATTATTTCATGACTATTTTCATTAGGTCTTGGAACCACTTCAAAATCTATTGCAATATTAACTATGTATGCAGTTTTTACATTTATTGCATCTGTTAACATTCTAAAATTAGACAAATATGTTCTAATATTTTCTTTTAAAGCTTGATTAGGTGCAATAAGATTTCGATTTGTATCAAATCCTAATACATATAAATTTAATGCTAATGGATTAGAAATTGTATCACTAGGATAGTCTTGATCTGATGTATCAATTTGTGTATCTCCTACAATATAAGCCTTTGCAACTCCTCCGAATTTAGGTGGCATTGAATATACTCTTGCAATATAATCTTCTCTTGTTATAGCTCTACTTTGTGCTGCAAAATTTGCAATTGCATTTTGTCTAATATTTTCTACACTATCTCGCGATAATCCACCAGATGCTGGTTCTGGATTATTTACTGCTAACGAATCTTTTGTTGATTGTAAATCAATTCCTGGATCAACTGCTCCTTCATTTAAATATTGAACATTTGAAATAGAAGTAATTGAATTTGCAGGTACATTATCTTCAATTCCTCCACCGACAGAATATCGTATAGTTAATGTTAAATTTTGTGGTGCTAATCCATATGTACTTGTATATAAAAAGTTTGTTGGATCAATATTTGATGACACTGTACGTTTTAAATACTCTAATCCCATTCCTACATTTTTTGGATTTGGAATAATTTCTTCATCTGAATCTGATGATATACCTGAACCAAATCCTATTTCTGTTTTATAATCTCCTCTAACTCTCGAAATAAATCTTCGTGGTGTACGTCTTAATTTTAATATATATGGTACAGATGATCTATGATGAGCTAACTCAGGATCATTAAATGGAATATTTGCAACATCTTCAAAAACTGTATCTTGTGCTAGATAATCTGTTTGATACCATTTATTACCAAAACTATCAACACAATCAATTATATCCATTACATTTGTTTCTTCTAATGTAATTTTATCATAAGGTTTAGGTTGACCAAACGTATAATCTCTAGATAAAATACGACCAGAAATTGCAGATACTTGTTTTTTAAATAAATAAAATTGAACATTTCCAGAACTGTCCATATTATATACAGATATATCTAAAGGACTCTGTAAAGTATTTTCATTAAAATCTATAGATTCAATTGTTCTAAAAGTACTTCCATTTTCTGCACCTAATTCCATATTTGCATCTACTGTTAATGCAAACCTA